TTTTTTTTATTTTTATTTTTTATTTTTTATTTTTTATTTGTATTTATTTTTATTTTGTTATTATTTATCTGTTTAAAAGAAAGAGTTAGGTATGATAGTTTCAGTATTGTCAAGTAGCTCTGATATTTCTCTCTGAAACCACGGGTTTTCAAGAACACAACGTTTTTTTGATGTCATTTTTTCGTTATTGATTTGCTCTACACTTTCGTCGTTAAAATCGTGATAGTTAACTACAGACCCGTTAATTAACAGCAATAAAGGTTCTCTCTCAGCATATCTCATTTCTATAATTTGTTCTTCTTTTTTAATAAGATATTTCATTTGGAAAATTTTTTCATTACAGAAATTACTGCGCACATTACTATTGTTTGTAAAATCGATAAAACCTGGTTCTTCATCAGTTCCCTCTAAAAACGAAATCAAAATTTCGTGTCTAGGTGATACATAGAAAGTTTCATAGTTGAAGAACAAACGCCCATTGTCATCATCTTCAAGCGTAAATTCAATTTTCCACATATGACTAGCATTACCATGAGGTAAAAACTCGTCATACAACGGGTCATACGTCATTTCGGTTAGCTCGGCATTAAAGCTCGCAAACGGATCTGCTAAACATTCATTAATAATTTTAAGTACCTTTTCTGATTTCAAGTTAGTAAGAAATTGGTCGTATTCAAGTTCAATATTAAAATTCATTTTTGTAATAAATAGTTGAGGTTGCAAAATAGTGTATTAAATACTGTGAAACAAGGGAATATATATCTGACTTACATCTAGTAAAAAAAAGTATTTCATTTTTTTTCCAAGCAAACACAGAATTTAAAATACTAAAATTTTATAATTTTTCTCTCTATTTTGTTTTTTAAAAATTTTTTTTAAGTGTTGTTTTACATTTTTGTATTTTTTCTCTCTCTTTTTTCTGATACATCACTAAATAATTTATTATACATTTCAATATTTTCTTCGTAATTTCCACAAATCCAATACACTTTTACTTTATTATTTTTTATGTCAATATCCATAATTTTAGCTAGGTTCCCTTGAGTTACAGGTGTTTGTTTAACAAAACATAATTTACCAATTTCATATTTAAAATGACAGCCTGTTTTTGAATATGAAATGCCTCTTTTTTCTTCTAGAGCTTCAAATAATATTTGCTTGTTTTTACATGTCATTTTTTCACCCATACTGCGATTTTTGCTATATTGAACGGGTTGTAAATTATAAATATCATCTGCTCCTCCTTTTGCTTTTGGAACAATGTGGTCTATATCCCAACCGTATTTCGTACTCTTACCATGGTCACAATATTTAATCAGATTTCCAAAAACATCTTTCCGCCATTCTTGAGGGTCTAACCCATTTACCTTTTTCCCTTTATTAAAAGTTGCTAGTTTACAACCTGATCTTCCATAAGACGTTAAATTAGACATTATATTTTTTATGCTTTGTGTTTTTTTGCTTTTGCTTTTGCTTTTTGCTTTTGCTTTTTGCTTTTCGGAATATACTTAGTAATGAATTTAATAATATACATTAAAAGTATTTCATTTTTATTTTATTTTATTTTTATGAAACAATGTACCATTCAGGTTTCTCTCTTTTCTTTTTCCAAGAAGCTATTTTTTGTTTATCTGGAGACATATAATAATTCCTATAAGCTTCTACAGGATCACGACATTTATATTCATCAGGCATAGCAAGAGCAAAAGTCGTTAACCCTTTTTCTTTAAATTTTTCTTCACTAGGAATATTCTCTCTTAAAATAAGAGAAACTATATAAGATTTATGTAATTTCGTATCAGGATGACCGTATCTATATTTCCATTCTTTATGAAGCTCTTCTACAAGATCTAAAACCCATATGAAATTTTCGCGCGAAGTCCGGCACCAAATTGTAACAGGATGATTTTTATGAGCCAGTTTATAGATGCGGTCATTTATTTCGTCGTCTGGATCTAATACTCGTTTAGCTGAACATAACATTTGTACCGCCTCCAATAATATCTTGCTTACATGCTTATCCATCATGTACTGTGCTATTTCCTTTTGAATAAGTGATAATATAAATAAATTCATTTTTTTTAAGTTGTCAGTTGCAATATAAGTTTTCAAATAATTTAATATAATAAGTTAACTTTAATATCATTTCAATTTTATTTTTATTTTTATTTTTATTTTTATTAAAATACTTTTTACAAAAAATAAGTTTTATATAAAATATAACTTTTTTTATGTGGAAAAGAATAAAAATATAATATTTATTTTTATTATACAAATGTCTAAATTCGGTTCTGGAAGTAATTCAAACGGAGCTTTTTGGTATGGAAATGCAACAAATTTTCCTGGATTTTTATATAAAAAAAACCTAGGTGTAGGCGGAAAAAGGAGTACGAGAATGGGTGCAGGTGGAAATATTACAACAAATCATCAAACTGACATAAATAATAAGTATAAACCAGGTTCAGGAGGCATAGGTGGTTCTAGTATCGCTAATCGTCGTGCAAAAAATCGTTTAGCAACAGTATGTAATGGCGCAAATAATTGCGGACAATTTTATCAATACTTAGGAAGATATGATAATTATACAGGAAACCCTAATGGTTTTTTCAACTATCCATTAAATAACGTAAATAACACGTCTGTGTCGTCAGACACATCATCAGGATCAACAACCACAACATTTAGCGTATTGTCAGAATCATATGAAAACGCTACTTTGTTGTACTGGGATCCATACGTAGAAACAAGTCAACGTTTAAGCCAACATACTTATAAAGCTTCAAACACTTATGTAATTCCATCATTTAACCAAATTAATTATACAAGTCTAAATAATTATAAAAGTTCTTCATCTGGCGAAATTACTTATAATGTTTATGATTATTCAAGTGGCACCAGTTATGCTGAGGGAATAAAAGTAACTTACTTGCTTATAACAGGTTTAAATAGTGACACGCAATATACTTTTAAAGTTGAACCAGTTTATAATAATATGAAAAAACAACCTTCAATAATTACAGCAAAAACACAACCAAAAACAACAGACACAACTGACATATCATTAAATAGTTTAACTGCAACCTCATATTCAGATTACATTTCTTTACAATGGACACATAGTTCACATCTACAAGGTATTACTTATAATATTTATAATAGTTCTTACGTTAATTATAAACAAAACGAAACAAATAAACAAATTAACATAACAAGTTTAGAGCCTGAAACATCTTATACTTTTATAGTTGAACCAGTTTATAATGGTTCGAAAAAACTACCTTTAATAATTACAGCAACGACAACGGAAAAAATAGCGTTAAGTGAATTAAATGTATCAGCATTTAATAATTCTGTTTATTTGAATTGGAGTTTACATGATGATAGTTTAAAATATTCTTCTTCAATTCAGTATAAAATATACGAAGTCGATGCAAGCGACAACACAGAAACTTTTAAGAAAACGGTTGGTGCTGAAACATTTAGTACAACCGTAACAGGTTTAGCTAGTAACACAACTTACTACTTTATGGTTCGTCCATATTATAATGATAATGGTACAGAATACGATGGCATTACCATAGAAGCAACAACACCATCTGTTACATTAAAGTTAAGTAGTTTAGATGGAACAATCCATTATAATTTTATATATTTGTATTGGAACTTGGATGTAACAGTTTCAGAATATTCAGTAGTTAAGTATTATATAAATTTTGAGACACAAAATGAATCCAACACAAGTGAACAAACTACTAATAAATATATAACTTTAATGGATTTAAAAGATAATACTGATTATAATATTACGGTTACACCTTATTGTGATGAGTATCCAGGCAAAAGTAAAACTGTCTCTTTTACTACCAACGAAAAAGTGCAAATAGACACACTCAAAGCAGACCCAAGTTTTAATTCTGTTTACCTAACTTGGACTTTACATGAGGATAGTTTAGAATTTAATAGTGAAACTGTGTATAATATATACCAAAAAAGAACTAGTACAGGTGAAGGTTATAGTCTTAAATATACAACTGAGTTGGATGCGTCGAGTGCAGAAATTAAAGATTTACTTAGTAACGAAGAATACATTTATGAAGTTCGTCCATATTATTATAAAGAATACTTGGGCGATCAAGTAACCGCCACAACAACATCAGTTATAGCAAGATTAAGTACATTGAATGCAACAGCAGATACCAAATCGATATTATTATCTTGGACTTTAGATGATGCAAGTATACCATATCAAGACAGCCTCTATTATGATATATACTTGTATAATATATACTCGGATGATACAAAGACTACAACTGTCTACTTCGAGACAAGTACAACACTAACAGAATTAGATAGCAACACTGAGTATAAAATTACAGTTATACCTTACTGTAATAAAATTGTAGGTGCTTCCATGTTTATATTTGAGAAAACTTCTAGCATAACAGAAACAAATGATATAATACTAAGTAACTTAACTGCAACAGCATATTATAATTACGTACATTTATCTTGGGATGTAAGCTCAACATATACAGGCATAACGTATGATATAGATGCATATGTATATGTTGACTATAACTATACGTTGTATTCTCAGACTGAAACAACCGTAACATATGTAGATATACCACTTTCAAATAATAACATAAATCATAGTTTTTTGGTTACTCCTTATTACGATATTCATTCAGGTCCAACCATTTCTACAACTGCAACACCAGTAAGTATAACAATAACAGACTTAAGTGCAAATGCATATACTGATTACGTAGATTTATCTTGGACGGCAAATCCATCAACATATTCAGATGCATCATATAATATATATGTGGATGGATCATACAATACAAGTACAAGCGACACAAGTATAACAATATCAAGTTTAACTAATAACATAAAGCATAGTTTTATAGTTACTCCTTATTATAACGGTTCTTCTGCAGGAGTTAGTGCTTATACAACTGCAACACCAGTAAGTATAACAATAAGTAACTTAAGTGCAACCGTATATTCTGTTTCCGTATATTTATCTTGGACAGCAGATCCATCAACATATTCAGATGCATCATATAAAATATATGTAGATGGATCATACAATAAAACTACTACTAATAACACTTTAAATGCAACTATATCAAGTTTAACAAACGGAACGACTTATACTTTTAAGGTTACCCCTTACTATAACGGAATTTCGGCAGGTGCATACATTACTAAAAATGCAACAACAACAACTTTTTACACACCGACAACATTTTCTAATATATTAAGTCTAACTTATAGTGATAATAATGTTACTGCTAGTGATATAGCAACCTCTATTAGCAACAGAAGTAGATACTTAATAAAAATAGAAAGTGATACAAGTTATTTAGGAATAAAAAGTAGCACTTCACAAACTAAATTTAGTGCTGTGTGTAATACCATTAGTTCGTTTAATTCAACTAGTACGACAGCAAATTATAAAACAGTGTTAGGGTCAATATTTCAACTTGTGAAAAATAACATTGATACTGATGAATGTTACAGAATTACTTCTGAATTACATTCTAATTATTCATTAGATTGTTCTTGGAATTCAACAGGAAGTTATTCACCTAGCTTAAATTTTTCAAATAATTGGGGTATGGATAGAACAACAACAACAAGTTTTAAAAGTCCAAATATTAGCGAAAACGCAGGAGGAAATACAACAAATTACGGAAGTGGTGGAACACCTGGGTATATAGTTTTTGAATATAGTGGAAATAAACTTATAGTTAAAAATAGATACTATTATGATGACAATTATTATATAAATACTGGCGTAGTATTAAACCCAAGTACTTATGCTAACTATTATGGTGTGTATAATGCAGGAGGAGGTGGCGAAGGTCATATTTTAGACGCGTCTTTTGCGAGTATTTATGCTAGTAGTACTCCTTATTACTTATATTATAATAGTGATAATTCATCATTTCAAATGAGCACTAATTCTTCAACAATAACATTATATAATTCGCCTATTGACTTAAGTGTTCCTACACAGTTTAATCCATCTAACCAGTATTCATACGTAACAAATTTAACAGCTAGTTTATATGCTGCAGGTGTTACCAAATCAGGACAAACACAATTATCTTATATCAACGATACACTTGTAGGTAAAATAGCAACAACAAAAAGCCCTTCACCATCAGGATATAGCTACAGCGGACAAATGTATACATACACGTTTACAGATGGTATGCAAATTACTAACAAAGATTCTGCTGACACTAGTGCAAACAGTATGCTAGACACAATATTTACTACAAATTCAGATTTAAGATATTCAAAAGATTTTTATAAAGCATTACGCAATGGTTTATTAGAAAATGCAACATCAAGTCATTCTTTATCAAATGCTTATTTAACGGGAAAAACTGTACTACAAGTATATTTTACTAACGAATATGACGCATCATCAGCATCTGTTCGTCATCCATTTATGGTTATTTTAAACACAAGTTCGCCTAGTGGTCCATGTAGATTTTTAGATGTTTGCAAACCACCTGGTGATGCTAAAAGTCATACTGCTCAATATCCACCAATAAAATACGATGATCAATATGTGACAAGAAGTGCTGCGTATCAAACTTTTTTAACAAAAATTCCATTAAGAAATTACGGTACCATATCCAGTATAAATAGTTCTTCAGGAGATGAAAATTATAATACAGTATATTCATCTTCATTAGCATATGAAAATTCATCTAAATTATTAGATTATTTTAATTATGCTTCGAAATCAGCATGCGGAATAGCAATAGATAGTACACAGCTGTACCCTGTTTTAAATAATACTTTGACGCCATCATGTGGTGCTGGAGAGTTAACCGCTTCAGGACATCATAGTGGCCAAGGATTAGGGACACATTATCATGCTGATTCGTTTCAATGTGGAACAAACACGTTAAATTTATATAATCAAACAGATTATGTAGGAAAAAGTCATCCACCATTAATAGGTATGGGGTTTGATGGAATAGCGCTATATGGTAGTTATAAAGTAGGTTACAATATATCATTAACTACAAGTACCGTAACTTATGATAAACTTTATAGTGATATGGAAGGGTACGACGTATCACTAAATAGTTTTGGAGCGCATACTCACGGAATTTATGGCTACCATTATCATGCCAATCCGATTTCTTCACTAGATATTCCATGTTATAGTTCAAAAATATCACCAGACAATAAATTATCATCATATTACGTATATCCTGTATACGCTTTATTATATGGAAGTATGGCTGGAAATGTTTCTAGTATTCCGAATTATCAGGATTTAGATATACCTTCACAAAAAAATAGGTATGTAGGATACAATTCAATTTTTTTAAATAAATAATCTATTTGAAAATAATATAAATATTTTTTTATTAATCCATATATTAACATAAAAATAAAATGTTCCAACATATAATTCAAAATAAACTACACTTAAAAAGCTTTATAATTTTAGGTAGTTTATCTCTTACATCATCAGTAATATGGATAATATCTGTTATAATTTATGATTATTATATGTCAAGTAATATTTATTTACTTATTTTGTCATATTTATTGGGTTTAAAACACGCGTTAGATGCGGACCATATAGCTGCAATTGATAATGTTACAAATAAACTTATATTAACAGGACAACAACCTGTTACAGTGGGTTTATATTTTTCCCTTGGACATTCAACAATAGTAATTATAGTAAGTATTTTATTGGCAACATTAACAGAAACATTTAATAATGATATTAACACATATAACGAAAATAGTGACTTAGTTGGTTTTTTAATATCATCTTCATTTTTATTGGCTATTGGGTGTATAAATGTAGTTTCAATTTATATGATTTATAAAAATGTAAAAAAAGTGCAATTAATTTATGAAAATAATGAACATAATGAAAATAACGAAAATACAAACATAGTTGACTGGAATGAGATTTATCAAAAAAATGGTTGTTTTTCTTATTGTTTTGGATCAATACTATTTAAGACGGTTGATAAACCATGGAAAATGTATTTTGTCGGTTTTTTATTTGGATTAGGTTTTGATACAGCAACAGAAATCGCATTATTAGGAATAATAGCAATACAATCAGCGAAAAATGTCTCGTCGTGGATTATTATGCCATTGCCTCTTCTTTTTACATCTGGTATGTCATTAATAGATACAATTGACGGAATTATAATGACAAATATATACGGTAAACAAATCATAAATCCAGTAAAAAAAATGTATTATAATCTAATAATCACAACAATATCGTGTGTGTTCGCGTTATTTATTGGGTTTATAGGAGTAATGGGTATAATACAACCATTATACTCAGACGACAATACGAAAAATACATTTTGGAAATTCATTATTTTATCAGGCGACAAAGAAAATTTTTTAATAATTGGTGTCAGTTTAGTTGGTTCTTTTATAGTAGGATTTTTACTATCTTTTGCTATTTTTAAGAAAGGTAATTTTCAATCTACAATAGAACTTATAGAAAAACAGCAAAATACAGAAAAAGAAAAAACAGATATAATTATAGAAGCGTAAACCTATGTGGTCTGTTTTATTATTTTTGTTTAAAAAATTGAAACAAAAATAATATGTATAATAAGTTACACAAATAAAAAAAATGGCTCCAAATCTCGAATTTTATAATTTTCGTTTTAAGCTAGCTTATACAGAACAAACCCAAAATTATATAATTAGTTCTAATATATCCATAAGAAATTTTATTGAAACTATAAAAAATAATGCGAAAAGAGATTTTAATTTAAGAAATAACGAAGACATTGAAATTGTCGAAGCATGTAATCCAGACATTATAAATGGAATAGATGCAGAAATGGCGCCAGCACTAGGTCCTACTAACGCAACAGTAAAACAAATATTCGGAAACCGACATAATAATACTTCATTTTATATAAGATTAATTTAGAGCAACGCGTATTTTAAATGCCGACTTTATTAGCAAAAAAAACGAGCGCATATTAACTAAATTCTATGTAATGGGTTTATTATTTGCTTACTTTGAGGTAGATAAGCAAATTCCCATCAAATGTTATTTCATTTACTACCAAGTGAAACGCCCAATTATTATTTACACATTTTCTCATTTAAAATGCCCATTTTTAACTAAACGGAATAAACAAATTTATTTTATTATTTAATAAATTATCATAATGCATTTGAATATTTGTATAATTGTCTATAATCCATTTTCTAAATTCATTTATAGTTATTTTTTGATGTTCTCTAACTAAATCAAATACAACTTTATAAATATCATTTATTTCTAGCATTTCATATTCTAAATCATTAAAACCTTTCCAGTGACAGAATGGAGAGTAATATAAATAATAAGCACCTTTTTTTATATCTTTGCTAACATTTATATAAGGTCGTAACGATATTTCTACATCTAAATTAACTACAGCATCTTCAAATACTTTGCTAATTTTTGTTAAATACGTCCATTCTTCTATTTCAAATATAGATAAATCTAATAAATTATCATTATCATCATTGATTGTTAGAACATAAATATATTCTTTATTTTTAACATATACAATTTCATATTCTAAATTCATAATTAATATCTTTATACTAAAATATCTTTATATCTAAATGCTTTATTAATGGGCGTTTTAAATCATAAAAGGTGTAAATGATAAAAGGTGTAATATAATTTACATAATAAAAATAATATAAAAATAAAATAAAAATAAATTATATTAGTAATGAATTTTTCATACATTCCAGAAGAATTATTACATATAATATTAGCATATGACGGAAGAATAAAATATAAAAATGGAAAGTATGTAAATATAATACATAAAAATGATGAACGATACAATATTATTACACCCATTATAAGTAAGAAAATGGAAATAATGCAAAATATAGAATTAAGTGGGTCAGGTTTTTATTTTGAGTTCAGTTTTGATATATGTAACAGTGTAGGTTTAGTTTATGATTGTAATTTTTCTTATTCAAATATATTTGAAATATGTTATTATGATACAAGAAACAACGGATGGATACAAATTAGAACATATTTATAAAATATGTATTTTACATGTCCAAATGTGTAATAAAAAATTATTATTACAAAATTATTATTAAGAAATTATTATTATAAATTTTTATTTTTTATTTTTTATTTTTTATTTATAGCTCATGCTCTACCTCTTCCTCTTCTTGACACAAGCTTAATTCATTATCTACTAATTCTGCATCTTCCTCATCATCTTCATCTTCAATTTCAACAAATTTGTTTTCTTGCCATAAAACTTTACGAGTATTAAATAATATATTCATATTTATAATCTCCGGTTTTTCTGTTTCGTTTGTAAATAATTTTAATATTTGTGCATCATCGCGAAATCGTAATGTATAAGTCTGTTGAATATTATTTCTACCTATTCTTCCCATCGCTTGTATAATTTTTTCTTGTGTCAAGTCTAAATCTTTACTTAAATAAGCGTGGCAAAATTGATAATTTGTTCCATAAATATAATCACTCGAAGCAAGTATCATATATAATTTTTGTTCATCAGCTAGCATTTTCATAATTTCAGTGTATCCAGGATTTTCATGATTTATAAATACACCTATTCCCATCATCAGAAGGATTTTCCAGGAATTATCTACACCTTTTAAAGCCATAATATCATTAACAGTTGTATCATCTATATGACTTGTAAATGCATTTTTTGTGTTCATATCTTCAGCCCATTTTTCTATATGCATTTTTTTATTAGGAATAAATGTGTCATTTAAAGTAGCTGACTTTATCATAGATCTTAAGGAATTTATTTCATTTGTCAATTTCCCTATTTCGTTTTTATTTTCGGCTTCATCATTATCTCTATTTATTTTCTTGGGATCTTTTGATGATTTACTTCTTCCTGAAACTTTAACACCATAATGAGAAGCTGAAACATCATTCGACGCTTTTTTTATAGATTGTTCTTTTATAGTTTCTAATTCTGTTTCTAACAAATGTAGACGCTCATTTATTCCATTATTATATTCTATTTTTCGCATTATTTCACTCATAACTAATGACGGAATATTCGCCTGTTGAATACAAAATTTTGCGATTTTTTCTATATCGTTTGAAATAAATATTGTAGGACCTTCAGTTAGAGTATATGCGTCTTTTGTCGTTACATAGCCAGCAGAAGTTCCCTTGGGTTGTTCTTCTACTCTGTTATGTGTAACAATTTGTTCGCTCGCTAATCTTGTTAAAGACGCTCCGTGTAAAGACGTACTGTCAGCTGTTCTCGAATAACAATGTGCACCAATACTCCTATTTTTTGATATTTTATTTCCTTTCGGGTCTACTTTATCGTTTTCAAATATACGTGGTTTCCTATTATCTCTAAAATACGAATATGTTCTAATCCATTTATCTTCAGTAATATTTTGTAATAACTTTATATAATATATTTTAATATTTGTCATATTTACATCGTTTAGCGTCTCGAAAGATCTTTCAATCACCATTTTTTTAGAGCTACACAAATTGTTTTTAAGAATATAAGTAATAAATTCAACGACTTCTTTTAAGTCGAAATATCTGAGTAATGTTAAATAGCTTTCACAATGGTTAGCAGTAGTTATCATTTCTTCGTAACTTTCGTGTAAATAATGCGGTAATACAACGAACCCATCTTTATTAATAATTGGAATAGATTTTTTACAGTCATGACTAACTATATTACAAATTTCGGCTCCAGGAAATTTATTTAAGAAATCGGGTATCGTTTCTGTAAGTTCGTTTAATTTGGGTAAAGTTGCTGAAGATAATACGACATTTGGAATTAAATTTTTTTTCCAATTATTTCTGATAATAGAATGAAATTCATGTTCTCCATAGTCCATAGTTATAGTAGGTTCGTCCCAATACAGTATGATATTAGGAGCGCTATTAAAAGCAAGCATATAATACATTGCAGGTAAATATGATTTAATATCACAAATAATTATTTCTACATTATTACCGACACTATTATCAACTTTTCCGATACCGCCAGTTCTTTTGTTTTTGGTATATTCCTTTGCTGAAAAATAGTGTAACCGAATATCATCAGCACTAGCACACCCAAATGCAAACGCGATTTTTTTATTAACGGAAATGGCTGCCCTCGCAAGTGCCAAACCAACATGTCTAGCGGCACAAACAAAGATTATTTTTTTTTGCTCGGAAAGTGCTATAGGTGTAAGTGTTTTACCTGTTCCAGTTGGAGCCATATATAATATTAATTTAGGGTTTGGCCTCTTGCAAGCTGTAAAAATTTCTTTTTGATGTTTATAAAGAACCATATCACTATATTTTAAGAGATTTTCATTTTTTTCAATAATCTCAACTGCATTTTCAATAATAACAGAAATATGTATATATTCTTTAAAGAATGCCAATATTTTATTTGTGAGTAATATAACATGGCGGTTTAGTCTTGCAACATTATGTCCAATTAATTTATATAGAGTATAGTAATGAAAATGTAATAGTTTGTCATTCTTATTTTTAAAATAAAATATAATTTGTTCGATATGTGTCATTAATAAAAACTCATAAATATCATTTTTTTTTAGTGTAGTTTCATCATATCGTTCAAGACGAATTTTGTCAACTGTATTAATTTTCTCTTTACTGTCAATTTTAATAAGTTTATATGAAGTATTTAATTTAATGAAATCCGCCTCAATCTTGATACCTCTTTCACGTAAATATTTATTATATAAATGGTCCTCCATTTTTTCGCTATATTCTATCTTTAAAAATGTAAAGATAGAATTATTATAATTCATTTTAATATTTACATCTGTATAACCAGCTATAATAAGTTTCAATACTTCAATTTCAGAATTTGAAACTGGTATTTCAATAGAGTTCCATTCAGAACGGTTAAGTTTTCTTTGGTTTAAGTCCATTTTGCTTGCTATAAATGTTATAATATATGTCTTTGTCTTTAAGTTTATTTTTAATATCAATTTTTTTTAAAAATAAAAATGAAATGTATTTTATGGTATAAAATAGTTTATAAAATGATATAAACCTTGTTCTGATATACAAATAAAAAGAAATAATAAAATGTTCACTATTACAATCGTTTCAATTGAAGGAAATATTGGTTCTGGTAAATCAACGTTATTGCAAAAATTACGAGGCCATTATATTGACGTACCAGAAGTAATATTTTTAAAAGAACCTGTTGATGAATGGGAAAAAATAAGAGATGAAAACGGAGTTACTATTCTTGAGAAATTTTATGATAACCAAAAAAAATATTCATTTCCTTTTCAAATGATGGCTTATGTATCGAGGTTAAAATTGTTAAAAGATACTTTAAAAAATATAGATACAATGTACTCTTCTACAACAATAAAAAAAAACATTATAATTATAACAGAGAGAAGTTTATATACTGACAAGCTAGTATTTGCCAAAATGTTATATGATGCAGGAAAAATTGAATACGTGAATTATCAGATATATTTGAGTTGGTTCGACACATTTATAGAAGATTATCCAGTAAATAAAATAATTTATGTAAAAGCATCTCCAGAATCATGTCATATGAGAATATTAAAACGTTCTAGAGATGGCGAGAGTAACATACCTTTAGAATATTTAGACGATTGCGATAAATATCATAATGATATGATAGGAGTTGATGCCCAAGGAAGACAAACTACACAAACTACACAAAAAAAAATATATAGCGAGCTATTAACATTGAACGGGAACGAAGATATTTATAAAAATCATGAAATAATTGAAGAATGGATTGATAAAATAGATAAATTTATTCATTGAAAATAAAAGTTATTATTTTAAATTTTATAAAAAAAATAATATATAAATGGAACAAAATATAGTATTACAGTGTCCACATTGTAATGATTTTTTTATTTTATTGGAAATAAATTGCGCTATATTTAGACATGGAATTTATAAGTCAGATAAAAAGCAAATAGATCCACATTTATCAAAGAGTATATGCGATTATTATGTAGAAAACGATTTAATATATGGTTGTGGTAAACCTTTTAGGATAATAACAAAAAATAATGAATTGACTACAGAAATTTGCGATTATATTTAGTATTTTTTTTATGTAACTTAATTAAATGAAAATAATACCAACAACAAATTTAATTAACTTAGCTTTTAACTATGTAATGCGGACAAGTAAAATATATAATATAGATGAGTCGCATGCTCTAAAACATAGTATGGAAGTATATAGTTATGCGAATAAAATATATGAAAGTGAAGTAGTAAAAAATTCTCATTTAGAAAATCAGAGAGAAATTATTTGTGCTTCAGCTATATTACATGATATGTGTGATAAAAAATATATGATAGAAAAAAATGGAATAGGAATGATAAAAAATTATATGTCTGATTATATGACTGCAAAGAACTTAGACACGGTTTGTGATATAATCTCAACTATTTCTTACTCAAAAGTCAAAAATGTTGGATACCCAAATCTAGGAGAGTATCAGTTAGCATATCATATAGTGAGAGAAGCCGATTTATTATCTGCATATGATATTGATAGATGTATTATGTATGGTATGTATATGGAAAAACTTAATTACGACAAAGCCTTACAAAAAGCCATTAATCTATTTGATACAAGAGTGCTAAAATATAGAAGTGACAAATTATTCATAACAGCTTACTCTAAAAATGTGTCGTTAAAACAACATAAAAAGGCAAAAAAAGAAATAGAAAATTTGAAAAAAGTATTTTTGTAACTATTTTTTTATTTATTTTTCGTTTTTATTTTTCGTTTTTATTTTTCGTTTTTATTTTATAGTGCATTTTTTAAGCTTAAAATTTAATTTTATACGTCCAGTGTTATATTTTCGAGTGTTATACTGTTGAGTGTTAGGTGTAAAATATATAATAAAAATATATAAAAATAAAAAAGATATTAAATATAGTAATACATTTTTTATAATCATATGTTTCCAAAAATTAGTCGTGAACCAAAAGTCTATAAAAAAGTATTTCCAGAATTTGTTTACAAAATGAAATTCAATGGACTACATGACGCAAATACCGGATTATCTGGATGTGGAGCCGTAATATATAAAAATAACAATGAAATATGGACAAGTGGCTTTTGTATTGAAGATAATATAACACATGATCATGCAGAATACGTCAGCTTAATTTATGGACTACAAAAAGCATATACATTAAATATATCACATTTAATAGTAGAAGGTAATAACCAGTCAGTTATAAGTCAAATGAGAGGTTTATGTAGCTGTGAAAAAGAAAATTTGGTAGAATTATATTGTAGAGCTAAAGAAATGGAGAGCAAATTTGATAATATTAGTTTTAATCATATTTATACAAACGATAACAAAACCGCAAATGAGTTATCTATTATGGCAATTGATAAATATTTAACAAGTATAAAAAATAAAACCTAATATTCTATAAGAGGAATATTCAATACCTTCCTAGGTTTATATTTTAATAAATCGCATTCTTTGGAAGTTGTAGGAAATTCTTTGTCTCCGTAAATATCTTGTAACAATAACCATTCAAATAGCCCACCAACATAAATATATACATTATAAAACCCTAATGAATTTAATTGAGTATATTTTGAATAAATTTTATCGTCATTACTATTTTGCCCATAAACTATAATTTTTATATTTTTATTTCCACTTTGGATTAGTTTATTTATAATAGTTTCCTCGTTTGATATACTTATAGTATTAATAATTAAACAATTTTGTTCTTTTTCACTTAACGTATTGATTAACAAATATATTTGTGGATTATTAATGACAAACTGGACGTCTTCATAATTTATTTTTTGTGCTGATTGTGTATTTCCCATTAATATTATTATGAATAATGATATTAATTTATTTTTAAATATTTAACTTTTTATACTATATGTGTTTTTATTCGTAGAATACTTTTGAAAAATCTCCGTTTATATAGTGAAAATATAAAAATGAAACCAAACCTAAAATAACATCAGCTAATAAAAATTTCCATGCATAACTATTACCATAAATAGCATTATACGCAAATAAAAAATATAATAAAGAATGAAGAGGTCTTAAGTCATTCCACCATATTTTATCTCCAAAAACTTCGGTTCCTGTTTTTCTTGTACCAGTTAAAAATAAATAAATAAAACCAATTGCAGGAAGTAAAGCTAAATAACCTAAGTATTTTAAATATTTTACAGAAACATTTTTAGCCACATAAACTAAAACTGACCTTGAACCAATACACCCTACCAAAAACAATAAAAATCTTTTTTGTAAATTATTCATTTTATAATATAATAAATTATTTTTATTGTAAAAGTCTCAAAAATTAAACCATAAAGTATTTTAATGAAACTGAACAACAATTTCAACTTCTTCTTTTTTCATACTTTTTGAGGCAGAAATCGACAACTCTTCTCTCTTCTTTCTAGTTTTAGAATTATCAATAATAGTTTCTTTTCGTTTAGAAGTGCTATTTCTACAATTCATATCCTTCTCAATTGTTTCATAAAATTCTTCAATATATTCAATTACGCGATTTTCAATAGCCCATTTAAAAAAATTTAATTGTCCGATAGTGGTTTCAATAAAAGTGCCGTTTTTATATGGAATACTTATTCTATCCCATCTACAAAATGGATCAAACCTTTTTTTACTATATGCTTTTAATTTAAGTTTATAATCAAAATAAACTTTGAACCTTTTTGCTGTTTCTGTTTCATTATGTATAATATATAACGTATAATATTTTTTCGCATAATTTGTTACAAACCAATCTACTATACGTAATGAGATTTTTGATTCGCCTGTAATAATTTTTAGCATTCTATCAAGGTATATCTCATTTTTATAAAATGCCATTAAGTTATTTAACAATAAGTCATTTTGAGTAGTATATACAGTATTCATTAATTATTTTTTAAAGTATTTTTTAAGTCCTTTAAATTACATTAAATAATTAACATTTTATAAAAAAATAAATATTGTAATTTATATATGAATATAAATAATACTTTTTTTAGCCCTTTGAATAAAGATTCTTGTTTTTATTTTTATGTATTAACAGTATTTTTCTTTATTGCTATGATTATTGCGACAATTTCAGGATTAATCTATATAGTTACGAAACCATCAAAAATAACTTTTAATTTCATAACACATTTTATATTGATAGTTATTAATTTCTTTTTAGTATATTTTGTAAACCGTCTATATTTTTCGATGTGTGTTAACTCACTAAAATAATAAGTATAAAGGCGTAACTTATTTCTCTCTATCTGTTGTTGTATTAACTGGTTTTAAATATTGATCTCTTACAGATACATCATTTACATAGTCAGTATTAGATAAGAAAGGATTATAACCTATTTGTTGCATCATTTGCCTATCCGCAATTTTTGTATCTAAAACTTCTCTCTTATTATTTATTGCAAACCCTTCATTTGCAAGAGAGTTGTTTAATATGTTCCAGGTATTTTCATCGTGATTTAAAGAAGAAGAATATGCCGCTTTTTCAACATCTTCACAAAAACTTTTATTTTCTAATTCTTGAACATGCTTTAATCTACGTGACCTTTCATAAGGTTCTTTTTTTGTCCATTTCCATTCCATAATAGATACCATTGAAAATAAAAATAAAACAAAATCGCATAAATTTTTACTTATCTATTTAGTTCCGAAGAGAGAAAAATTGTTAATGCGCTCCTTGTTTTATAATATTTAATTGCTTTGTAAATAAAAATTTTTCATCTGTTCTACGTCTTCTTTTTAAATTACACTCTAAACATGCTAAATGATAATTATCTATATTATGTCCTAGGTCATTATCAATTCTATCAACAGACCATTGCCTACTTTCTCTCGATATATCATACAGAACAAACATTTCTTTAAGGCAATATCTACATTTAAGTTCACTTTCAATCATTTTTATAATGATAGATTCATAAGTTAAAAATTTAGTTTCATCGAATTTTTTTTTTATTTTATCTTGTTGTTTATATCCACTAATTTTTTTGTGTATTTCTTGTATTGCTATTCTAGTTTTTTCATCTATAGAACGAAAGTTATTATTTGAAATATCATTTATTATTTTTATTTGTTCCGAATAGACAAAGGTTTCGTCCAAAAAGGACCAATTTTCTGTTTTAACTCGTTTTTTTATTATTTTTTCGTGTTTGCGTTCGCGTTCGTTAACTAAATTTTTTATTTGCAAAACATTGTTTGTACCAGAAATGTTTATTTTTTTTGTTGTTTCTTCCATGTACAAATAATATATATACACTCAATATAAAAACACGTTGATAAATATATATTTTACTAAATTGAGTTAAACTTATATTAATATAGTAATATATATAAATGGAAGAACCAACAGAAATAATTGATGAGTGTCAAGAACTTAAAAATATTAAATATAAAACAATGTTATTGAATGGTAATGCTTTGGTCGAGACAAAAACACAAAATAATGTCTCTAATTTAGAATTATTTTTAGAAAACGAAAAAAATAATAATAGTAATGAGCCGTGGTGTAAGTTAAATAAAACAATAAAAACAAAAAAATTACTTGACTATGTTGAGTTATATAAAAAAGAAAACTGTTTGGACGATGAAGAAGCTAATTTATTAGTTGCATTTTTAAAAGATAGCATTGATAGAAAAAAATTATGTAGAGTGAAAGATGTAAATTATGATAAATTAAATGGAGTAATTAAAGATATACCAGCGTTAACTTATATAAAGTCTAGTAAACATTTTACTTTGAAAAATGTAGATAAACGTATTTCTACATTAAAATCATTGGCTCCAAAAAAAAACCACGGAACAATTAAAAATAAATCTTTACAAGAACCTTTTTTACAAGAAACTGAATATAATTGTAGTTAAAAATAGAGAAGTATAAAATATAAAAATATAAATAATATTAAAAACATAATTTAAATATATATAGTAATGCTCATTTCGGATTTGGAAGATCTTGAAGATATTTTGGATACATTAGTATTTGAAGATGAACCTACAATTTTTACGGAAGAAATGGTTTTGGAGCTTTTTGAAACAACATTTCACTTAATAGATTGTTATTTAATGGAAAATACTTCTGTAATAACAGAACCTGACTTTTATGAAATAATTACGGAAGAAATTCGGGATTTATTTTATATCCAGTTTGAAGAAGACATTTTTAAGAGTGATTATGTAGAAGAAGACCTAAATGATGTTTTAGATATTGCTATAAACATGTATATTTCTACATTTTATCCGGAGAAAATAGAAAACAAAGAAGAATACATTGAAACCTTAACCGAAACTGAAACCGAAACTACAAATGATAAAAAAGGAGAACACCCTAGTATATTATATGTAGAAGAAAATGTTACAGAAAAAAACACAATAAATTACAACGATATTATAGAAAATAAAATCCAAAAACTTAGAGATATTCCTCAGCCAGTTCAGAGAACCCAAGAATGGTATAATTTTAGATGGAATTTAATTACAGCAAGTAACGCATGGAAAGCGTTTGAGTCGCAACCGACCAAAAATCAGCTTATTTATGAAAAATGCCAACCATTAAAAAATCTAAGTGAAGATGAAGAATGTGAAGTTAAAATGGTGAACACTAATTCACCTTTACATTGGGGACAAAAATACGAACCTCTGTCAGTTTTATTATATGAGCAAAAATATAACACAAAAGTAGAAGATTTTGGTTGTATACGCCATCCTACATATTCATTTTTAGGTGCGTCCCCAGATGGAATAGTTGTAAACGCCACGTCAGAACGTTATGGACGTATGTTAGAAATAAAAAATGTAGTTAGTCGTGAAATAAATGGAATTCCGAAAAAAGAATACTGGGTTCAAATGCAATTACAAATGGAAGTGTGTGACCTTAATGATTGCGATTTTTTAGAAACGAAATTTATTGAGTACACTGACCGCCAAGCTTTTTTTGAAGATTCGCAAATAGACACCGATACAGGAAATAAAAATATAACAATTTCAGCAAATGGTAAAACAAAAGGTATAATATTATATTTTCATACAAAAGAAGGCAAACCTTTTTACATGTATAAACCGCTACACATCACAAATGAAGTCGATATTAATTGTTGGGAAGAAACTGAGTTAGACAGGTACGAAGCAGAACCATATAATTATATATTTTTAAAATTTATTTATTGGAAACTAGAAGTGTTCAGTTGTGTTTTAGTATTAAGAAACTGTGAATGGTTTAAAAATAATATATGTCATCTAGAAAATATATGGAAAACAATCGAAGAAGAACGTGTAACTGGTTATAGCCATAGAGCGCCGAATAGGAAACCAAAAAAAGAACCAATTAGCAAACCTTCAAATGAAACACAGAGTTGTCTACTTAAATTTACAAATATAATTAAAGTAGATAATACTATTTAGATGTTGTCAAGGTTTTCACATTTATTAAATTCATTATCTAGTTTTTTTGAGAGCGTATCTACCATGTTAGTATATGATGCATGTTCGTAGGGAGTGCCTTTTTGAAAAAATGGATCAGGAATTTCAGCACTTTTTTTGTTACATGTGCCACTCATATCGCAATCTAAACCTACAACTATTTTTTTTCGCTCTTCTGGTGTTAAATTACATTTGTTTAATGTATCTAATATTTTGTTTGCCGTTATGTCATCCATAGGAATAATACGCAACTGCGTGTCAGGACCATCTATAAGTCGAATTATGTCTTCGCATTTAAAAGATTGAGACTTATGTGCTTCGACCTCTTTAATGCACTCTGAATTATCACCACAAATTTGTTTCGAAAATATTTGTGAATATGGCGCCATAGGTGAATCTGGAGCTCTTACACTAACGCCTCTGCTAGTAATTTGTCCTATTCCTTCTTTTTCGCCAATGAGTGTTTTTATATAAAATTCACCAACTGGTGACCTACATGTATTTCCAGCACACGCAGTCATAATATTAATTTTACCGCATGCCTGTCCTATAAGAGTTAAAACTAGTCCAGACCCAGCGAGCAAATTTAACAAATTATAAAATCCACCTCCATTTTTTTTTAATGTTTTTCGATTTTTTTTCAATGTATTTCTGTGTTTTTTATATTTACTAAAAGTTTTTCTGTGTTTTTTATATTTTCTGAAAGTTTTTTGTTTCATTTTATATTATAATATACTATATAATAATATAATAATTCATTGCAATACAATAATACATTCCAATACAATAATACATTCCAATACAATAATACATTCCAATACAATAATACATTTCAATACAATAATACATTCCAATACAATAATAAAAGTTAATACAAAATATTTGATTGGTCTGTCCTAAACGGTAACATATTTTTATCTGTTGTAAAATATCCGATACGTGTACCACAACCAGGTCTTAAAGGCTGTAAAGGCCTTACTACATTAGGTTTATTTTGTATTTTTTGATATAAAGCGCCACACATAGAAGCAGGTGTACATCTACCTACATCAGGACTATTTGGGTATCTAATGTTATTTGTTATTTGAGCATAAGAACCTAATTTAAAAATGGGATAATTCCACCACATATTGCTTGCAGTGTTGTTAGAAATACCATTTGTACCTGTTGTAGGATAGACCCCCTGAAGTAATAGGTCTGTTTCTGCGTTAGGAAATTTACCTGCATTATAAGCTAAACCTAAATTAGCGTATCCGTCTTGGTGTCCTTTAAATTGTTCTGCAACATGAAATATATATGGCACACACAAACCCAATATTAAAATAAAAAACAGAAATACAAATTTTTGCATATATATAATTTATATATTATTTTGTAAGTTGTATATTTTTTTGTTTATTGTATAAGTTATATTATTTAAATTCTTAAAAAAATCGGTTTAAAACTAAATTAATAAATTATTATAACAATGGAAAATTCTATAGAAATGAGAGTAACAAAAAGAAACGGTAAACTACAAGATGTAGCGTTCGATAAAATATTGGAAAGAATAAAAAAAATAGGTCAAGAAGCTAATATTCGTATTAATTATTCATCATTAGTCAAAAAAGTAATAGACCAAATATATGACACAATTCCGACATCAAAAATAGATGAACTCGTAGGAGAACAATGTGCAGCTTTATCTACAAATCATTATGATTACTCTTCGTTAGCATCACGTATAGTTATATCGAACCATCAAAAAAATACAGAAGATAACTTTGCGAGCGTTATGAAAACATTATATTATTTTAAAGATATTCATAATAATAGCTTTCCTTTAGTATCTGAAACTCTTTGGAAATTTACAGAAGAGCATGAAACAGAAATTAATAAAATGATAGACTATAACAGAGACTATTTAATTGATTATTTCGGTTTTAAAACACTAGAAAGAGCATATTTATTTAAGTGTGGTGATAAAGTCGTAGAGAGACCACAACATATGTGGATGCGAGTAGCTATAGGAATTCACGGGGACCAATATCATCCAGACCAAAAAGAATGTCTACGTTTAGTAAAAGAGACATATGACTTAATGTCACAGAAATATTTTACTCACGCAACACCTACTTTATTTAATGCTGGAACTCCACGATCTCAATTATCGAGTTGTTATTTGATATCAATGGAAGAAGACAGTATTGAAGGAATTTACAATACACTTAAAGATTGCGCTTTAATTTCAAAATATTCTGGAGGTATTGGTCTGCATATACATAATATTAGAGCAAAAAACTCACATATTAGAGGTACAAATGGTAAAACAGACGGAATAGTTCCTATGCTACGAGTTTTCAACAATACCGCGCGATACGTAAACCAAAGCGGAAAACGAAACGGTTCTTTTGCTATTTATTTGGAACCATGGCATGCGGATGTTGAAGACTTTTTGGAACTTAAAAAAAATCACGGAGACGAAGAATTAAAAGCAAGAGACCTTTTTTATGCTCTTTGGGTACCTGATCTTTTTATGGAACGTGTAAAAGATAATGCAAAATGGTCATTGTTATGTCCTAATGAGTGTCCTGGTTTATCAGATGTTTATGGTAGTGCGTTCAAAGAGCTCTATGAAAAATACGAAAATGAAGGAAACGTTCGAAGAGTTGTAAATGCTCGGGATTTATGGTTTAAAATTTTAAATTCGCAAATGGAAACAGGAACTCCATATATTTTATATAAAGATGCTGCAAACGAAAAATCAAATCAAAAAAACCTTGGCACAATTAAAAGCTCTAATTTGTGTACTGAAATTATAGAATATTCTGATGATAAAGAAACAGCAGTCTGTAATCTCGCTTCTATTGCTCTGCCTGCTTTTGTTAATGAAACCACAAAAACATTTAATTATGAAATGTTACATTATGTTACAAAGGTCGTAACTAATAATTTAAATCGTGTAATTGATATTAATTTTTATCCGACTGAAAAGACTAAAACTAGTAATTTAAAGCATAGACCCATAGGTATCGGTGTGCAAGGATTAGCTGACACATTTATGTTAATGGATATTCCATTTTACTCTGAAGAAGCAAAAGAAATAAACACTCTTATTTTCGAAACAATCTATCATGCAGCATTAGAGAGAAGTAATGAAATTGCTTTAGAAAGATCTATCAAAATTAATGAAATATTAAAAAGTTCAGATTACTCAAACATGGCACAATACGTAAATAAATATGAACTTCCCTTATTATCAAATTCACAACCAAATTTGTACGGAACATATTGTTCGTTTGAAAATTCTCCGGCTTCAAAAGGAATATTACAGTTTAACATGTGGGATATTAGTCCAAGTGAAAAATATGACTGGACAAAGCTTAAAGAAAATATAATCATGCACGGATTAAGAAATTCGCTTTTAGTAGCACCAATGCCTACTGCATCAACGTCTCAAATTTTAGGATATAATGAATGTTTTGAACCATTTACTAGTAATTTATATTCTCGCAGAACACTAGCTGGCGAATTTGTAGTCGTAAATAAATATTTAATGAAAGAATTAATCGATTTAGGACATTGGAACGAAAAAATCAAAAATAATATTATTGTAAATAAAGGATCTGTCCAGCAGTTAACATTTTTACCAGAAAATTTAAGGAACAAATACAAAATTGTTTGGGAAATGCCCATGAAACATTTAATAGATATGGCTGCTGATAGAGGGGCTTTTATTTGTCAAAGCCAAAGTCTAAATTTATGGCTAGAAGATCCTACATATAATTTACTGACTTCTATGCATTTTTACTCATGGAAAAAGGGTCTTAAAACGGGTATTTATTATTTACGAAGAAAAGCCAAACACCAAGCACAACAGTTTACTATAGAGCCAGAAGCAAGAGAAAATGTTGATGTAAAAGAAGAAATTTGCGAAATGTGTTCAGCTTAAATGTTGACAAAATATAAAAAAGTATTATTTTATAATAATCTCTTATCATTATTATGTTCACTATCTAAAATATTATTATTATCGCTAGAAACAAAGTAGTTTACTTTATTCATAACATAATAAAATGGCATTTTTACATTATCGTATACGTTTTCCACAAAATCTATATGGTCGCTCATTTTTTTACAATCTTTTTCTAAGAGTTCTAATATTTTATCCATTTTTGTTTCAATTACTTTACACATGTTTTCTAAGTCTAAAATTTTGTTTCTTAAAAAATCTCTTTCACATTCACTTTCGCAATGGCATTCTTTAATTTCTATTTTTTCATCTTCGTCAATCATTATAAAATAATAAATATATGTTTTTGTATGAAATAACTAATAACAATAGAAAATACAAATGCTAAACTTCCCCATAATCCTGCACCTAGTTTTTTGTAATAAACATCAAGCCGATTTCCAAAAACTTTGAATTTATAAATTAAAACATCAAGCACGTATCCTATAAAAAATGCTAAACTGCAAAAATAAATTAAATTTGTAAAATTATTAGGCACAACAAATCCAAATAAAAAATAAGAAAACAACATGTTTATTATAAGTGCAAATAAAACAGTCATACCCGCATCAAAAGCTGTTTTTATAATAGATTGTTTGTAAAAATAAGGTTGTAAAGGTTTTACTATATTAAAATTTGTAGATAAATCATTCAAAATAATATCAGACATAAAAGAAACAACAAAATTTAAAAACAAAAATATGATAATGGATTTATTTATGCTCATTATAATTATACATTTTATTTAGATTAAAATGTATAATCGGTTTAATTTTTTTAAAGTAAAAAATTTTCTTTTGAATAACCAATAACAGCACAAGCAATTCTTTTTCCTGCATTACCAGTTTTTAAGCTTTCTGCGTTGCCACCTTTTCCACAGTCGTCCTCGTCTTCATGAATAATTAAACCCCTACCTATTATATTACACTTAGTCCCGCGAAGTTTAATAACATCATCATGGAAAGTATATTTAGCTTCTCCCTTACTATTTGTATATATATTGCCTAAATCACCAACATGTCTTTCTTTTATGCCAGGACATCCATGATTACTACCATAAGGATTAAAATGCGCGCACATACTAGTACATTTATCCGTCAAGTCGCCGGCCTCGTGAATATGAAATCCGTGTTTGCTTTTTGGAATTAAACCTGTAATATTTAAATTTACTTGAATGCAGTTATTTACTAAGTCTTCACTAAATTTAACCCATCCTTTAATATTGTCATTAAATACAGCTATTGCATAAATTGGTCTAGTAGACATTATACAAATATTATATATTTATTTTTATATTATATAAAATTAAAAAAATATATAAAATACAAAAATATTATTTGTATAATAAAACAATTTTATAACCATTTATAATTATAATATACTCAAATTATTTACTAAGTTAATAAACATATTACACTTTTTGTCTATATCTATGCCATGTTTTAGTTTCATAAAGCACCGCAACGTTACTAAAACATCATTAAACGAATTATGTAAGTTATTTGGAACAGAACTGAATAATTTTTCATGCAATTCTGATAATTTTGGATATTTCAAATAAGGCTTACCGTGCTTGTCCAATGTTTTTATATTACAAAAATCGATAGAATCTTGTAGCGTACAACAAATATTTTTAAAATTTGTTATAAAATGAAAATATTTTTTAAAATTTTTTAATTCTTTTTTATTATTTGTGTAAATTATTCGCAACAGCTCAATTTTTAGCATGTTTAAGTCAAATATAACATTATGACCGACTAATAAATCTATCTTCATAAGGTCACTAAAGAAATCATTTAATATACATTTTAAATCTTGTCCATTCATTTGTGACATTTCGTTCGTTATTCCGTGAATTTTGGATGCTTCTTCTGGAATACTTATTCCGTCTTGCATTTTAACTATTTTATCGCAAGTGTTAACAATTGTATTTGTTTCCGTGTCGAAAACTATATAACTAAATTGAACAATATGAGGCCATAAATGTTGTGTTTCTTGATTTATTATTTTGGATTTAGGTAAACCTGTTGTTTCTGTATCAAAAACTAATACGCGCATTGTTACAGTTAATTCTAATTAATATTTTAAACCGTTTTTAATAAGTATTTTACATAAAATATATTATAAACAATTTTAGTGATTTTTTATTTCAATTTTAAAATCAAATACTTAAATATAATAATGAATAAATAGTTAAAATAAATTTTTGTTTTTATTATTATTAAATTAGACTATACATAATTTTTACAAATACCAAAACTTCTTCTATGCCAAATAGTAATTCCATGTTCTTTTATCCCTTCAATATGTTTTTTTGCGCCATACCCTTTATTAGTATCAATGGCATAATGTAAGGATAAATTTGGATTTTCCTCGCATAGCCTATCAATATATTTATCTCTCTCTACTTTCGCTAAAATTGATGCTGCCGCAATAGAAGCAAATTTATTATCTCCGCCTTCAATGGTTACATATGAGATTGATTCTATTTTGTTCGTTATTTTATTTAAATATGTGATTGGATTAAAATAATTTCCATCAATCAGTAAATAATAAGAATATTCATTATTTTCTATTTTTCCTTTATCATTAAGAAGTAAATTATATTGTTTTCTTACTTCTAATATAGAATTATGCATTGCAGACTGAGTTGCTTGTAAAATGTTTATTTTATCAATTGTCTGTTCGTCTTCAAAACTTACATACCATGCTAACGCATTTTCTTTAATGTAATTCGCTACTTCTTCTATTTTTTTTTTTGAATGAAATTTTTTGCTGTCTTTTACAATTGAAAAATTAAAACTGTCGTCTTTAGGTAAAATTACCGCAGCTGTATAAACTCTACCAAACAAAGGACCCCTTCCTGCCTCGTCAACGCCAATTTCATATATAGTGTTATCTTCAATGTAACATTTTTTTAATGAGTTATCATTTGTTTTTGCAATGCATTTTTTATTTTTTTCCATATAATGTTGTTTTATGTATTATATATTATATATTATAATTATATACTTCTAAACTTTTTTCACTATATAAATTATACAATGAATACTGAAGCATTATTTCTTTTCTTGATTTTATTATTAGGCATAGTTTTATGTTCTTTTTTAGGAGGCAAGTGTAATAGAGAGGGGTTAACAAATAATAATGTTAGTGTTGCGAGCGCCGTTTACAATGGACCTAATGGTGATACTGCTACTATTATAACAAATAGTGACGGAACTCAGAGTATCCAACTTAACCAGTCAAATGGTTCAACAACAGTAGTATTTACACCGTCACCTAATAACAGTAATTTGTTTACAAACCCTTTCGGATTTACTGCTACACTTTCTAATGGTAATATAATTTTTACAACTCCTAATAACAGTTTTTCTCAAACGTTAAACCCTCAGCGTATTATAGTGCTCCTACAACTTCTTCTACAACACCCTCAGTATCTTCTTCTACAACACCCTCAGTATCTTCTTCAACTACTTCTACATCTACAACTCCTTCTACAACTTCTTCTATTTCCAGTTATTTTGATGTAATCGATAACTATAATCACTTTACTGGATTTGGTTCTTCTGTTGCACTACAAAACGGTATGGTTTTTACTGACGCAAGTGGGGACACGGTTACTGTCATTGTTAACAGTAACGGAACACAAAGTTTACAGCTATCTCAAGTAGGACAAACAACACCAATGATATTATCTTCAACACCGCCACCATCATCTAATATACAACCTGTTCCAAATACATTTTATGCTCCTTATGGAAGTGTTACGGCTATTGTTGTTTTGGGAGATAACGGTCAACCTGTTATTCAATTTAAACTTCCAAATGGACAGGTTATTGTTTTTACTCAATCTACTTCTAACACGTCGACACAATATTATGGAAGCACAGGTTATTCTATAGACCCAACTATGTATTACAACTCATACCAATCACCATATAACAGTAGTGCCAGTTCTGTTACTGGTCCACAAGGAAATACTGCTTATTATGCTCAAGGACCAAACGGTAATGCTGTTGCAGGCGTTTCTAGTTCTCAAAATTACGGAACTACATACTATAGCACACTGCCACAAGGTATACCTGCAAGTCAAATACCTCCAGGACAAGAAGATTTATATATTTTAAAAACTGAAATTGTCCCTCCAGTTTGCCCGATGTGCCCTGCTGCTTCATCATACCCTAGACAAGAAAAATGTCCTCCATGTCCTGCTTGTGCTAGATGCCCAGAGCCTTCATTTGAGTGTAAAAAAGTGCCAAACTATAATGCTACAAATCAAGGTGACGTACCAAACTACGGCGACATATATGGTAATACATCAGAATACGGTAGTGGATCCAATAGTAGCTATAATAATAGTTATAGCAATAGCTATAGCAATAGTTATAGTAATGGTAGTAGCATCATGTCTAATTCTTCTATAAATGATCAATATTTACCTCAACCTGTTTTAAGTGACTTTTCTCAGTTTTAGGTGCCAAAAATATGTAAAAAATATAGTTATATAATTCATAATTGCATAACTATATTATAACTTAAATACTTAAATATTTAAAGAGTTTGTTTTTCAATATCTCTTGGTCTTACCTTTTTTAGCGTGCTTTCTGGTTGCTCGTCTTTTTGATTTATTATTACGTCTAATTATTTTTGTGTTATGTTTTTTTCTATATTTTTTTATCGTTTTTCTTTTTTTACCACCAGATATTCCTTGCACATCTACAGGTAATGTCGGTTTGGCTATTTCAGCATTAAATTGGTCTTGCGACATTCCATCAGGAAGAGGTGATGGTTCAGGAGGAGCACTTAGACCAATATCTTCATTATAAATGCGTAACATATTATATTGTACAACAGGATTTTGTTTGTAGTTTGTATATAATTTTTCTATTTCTCTATTTTTATAACCAAAATAAGGTTGGATTATATTTTCAATATCAGTATTGTATGCAACCATTTGTAAATTAGCCAAAAACCCATACATATAGACAAATGGTTCAGTTATAGTAGTACCATTAGGAAGTGTTCTATCAATTAATTCAAATGTTTTATATGCACCATAATATTTTTTTGGTAATTGAACGGCTCCTATTTTTTTCTCTCTAATGTCAAAAATAATCAATTTTTTTAACTCAGGTTGTTCTACTTGATCTGAAATTTTTTCTTGTTGTGTTTGATAATTATAATACCATTCTAAATAAACCGTTTTTCTAAATTTATTTTTATGATCTTCGTCTGCATTTGCATCTGAGAAGTATTTGTTATAAACACTAAGTTTGCCGACTTCTTTTAAGGACATTTCAAGAACTTGGTCAACTGTAAAATTTTTATATGTAATTTTTATGGCTTCTGTTCCAAAGTATAAAGTTTTTTCATTCACCAAACAGTGAAGACCACATAAAGCATATATTGTTTCCATTGCTTTAGGTTCTTCTTTAGGTTCTTCTTTAGGTTCTTCTTTAGGCAAGTCAGCTGGAACTACGGGTGCTGTAATTTCAGAAGAAACAGTTGAAACATCTTTTGTAATTACAGGAGGTACCGGTTCCTGTTTTCGAGGACGAATAAATGACGTCGATAACCTTGAGATACTCGCACTAGCAACACAAAATAATATAACAGTCACACCAAGAAGTGCTACACCCTCCCATGAAGCACTCATAACTCTTTTGGGCGCTTCTAAGATTGCGTCAGCAGCAAAACCCGCAGTATCTTTTACACCTGTTAAAAAAGCGCCAGCTGTTGATGCCACAACATTTTTAGCGTATAAAATATTCGCATCAGCTTGTTCTTTACCTAATATATTCTCTTGCTGTGTCACATTTAAAAGTGCTTTTTCTGAAGCAATAATATTTTCTCTTTCAATAATTTGAAGTTTAGTATCTCTTTTAAGTATTTCAGCTTGTTTTAGCGATTCAGTATATAGGTTTACAAAATCTAAAGGGAACGTTTCGCCACTAGCAGCAATTAACCTATTTATAGCATTAAGGTCTTTTTTATAAACATCTCTCAACGTAAATAATTGTTCTATGTCAGCAAATCCATGAAACGTTTTTTTTGTATGTTTCATTATAAGAGAAAAAACTTTCATCTGTTGAATAAGGTTTTCCATTTCATCTTTCGCATTTGCGTTTGCATCATTATATAATTCCTTTTTTTCTTCTTCACCTGTTTTAATCATAACATCTAAAAATTGTTGTATTGTCTCAAAAATAGTATGTTTATTATTGGGTAATACAAAATTACCCGCTATATTTTTAACTACAAAAAGTTTATCATTATTGTTATGCAACTCAAATTTATGTTGAAATCCTTCTTCACACATATGCTGTATAGTTCCGACATAAGCTTCAGCAGTTCTTTCAATGTTGAAGTCTTGGTTTTTTTTAGTTGCCATCATATTTAATAAGGCTTTATTCGCTAAACTATAAACTTCTTTACCTGAGACAATTTCTTCGCTAACTGCTGTGTTTGTAAGCTGCATTACTTGAGTTTTTGTTGGTTCTTGACTAGTTTGTAAACTATAGTTAGTCGCGTTTGCTGTAATATTTTGCAAAGGTTCAGGTTTAGGTTCAATTTCTGGTTCTTTATTTGCATTTCCAAAGAAGTATGAATAAGCTGTATCAGTTAACCCTTCTTGTATTGATTTATATGATCCAAAAAGTAAATCAACTATACCAGCAGTGGTTTCGTCATCTTCTGTATAATCACCATTAGCATCAGTCGTTCCACTAACATTTTCATTACTAGTTTGGATGTGTGTTTTGATAAGTTTTTCTGCATCTCTAGGTAATTTTTTACATATAATTGAAACCTGCATATAAGCATTATTATATGACTTTTGTATGTTTTCTAATATATCTGTAATTTCTTGCATTGTTCTCTCTTGTTCACTTGGTGGTGCTTTATAATAAATATTAACTAAATCAAGTATTTTATGAAAAAAGCTTTCTTCATCCTTTCTATTTATAAAACTTGATGGTAGTGCCAAATTGTTTTCTTCTGTAAATGTTTTAACTGGTTCAAGTTGATTTTCAAGTACATTTTTGTCGTTTCTTTTATCTTCTTCATCTTCTTCATCTTCTTCATTTTCTTCATCTTCTTCATCTTTTTCATCTTTTTCATATTTTGTCGGTCCATAAATGTCAACAGGACCTAGCGTAACCATTTGGGAATTATCCGGATTAACACATTGTATTGGCTCATTTATTGTTTCAGTATCATCCGCATTTTTTATAAAATCTTCTGGAAGACCTTTAGATTGTGCATTTTCTAATAATTTTGCGACCGGCACGGTATCCGCTTTTTTATTAACAGGCATTGTCTCTTTTACAAAATAACCCAATATAGACGATGAACTAACATTTTGTAAAATAAAAGTAAACAAAATTATTACGACAATTAACATTCTATCTTGTAAAATATTACTTCCACCGATTTGTGTATTAACAGTAATACCACTAATCATATCAATAAGTTTTTTAACTTCTGGATGTAATTTATCCAACGAAATTTCATTCGACATAAGAAAATTAACTATGTTTGTCATTTTATCATACAAATTAAGTAATGTTATATTTGTGATAATGTCTCTTAACCGCGTTTGGCAAATAAATTTAAAATATTCAATTGTTTTATAGTACTTATCAATATCAAACTTTTTTGCAATTTCTTCATATTTAATTTCTTTTATTGTATTTTTGTCTTGAACAGCAATATTTATATTTGTGTATTTACTTGGTATTTCAACTGAAGATAAAAACATGTCACTTTCTATAAGTCCTAAGGTAAGTTTTTGCAATCTAGAAGCAAACGATTTAAATAGCTCTATATCTATTGTTTCATATACATCACCTTTATTATTTCCTGTTTCATTATACATTTATAATATAATAATAATAAATATTTTCATATTATACTTAAAATACCTAAATTTTTCTATTTATGGTCATTATTCTTTGCTCTTACTTTTTATACATTTTTTATCTATTTTAAATGTAGCACTTCTATCCTCTTGTGGAACAATATTTATAACGCATTTTGATTTTTTCCCGTATAATGGTTCGGTACAACCTTTTTCTTTCCTTTTATTAGAAGTGGTTTTTTTAAACGTAAAAACCTTGGGTTTTTCTTCAGTACATCGCGACCTGAAATGTTCATACCTCTCTCTAACATCACAATAAGTCAAGTTTGATTTTTTATGTAACATTTTATTTACAGTTTCATGTAAGTCATAGATGTAACGCGAAAATGTTTCTCTATTTGCCATGTTACACATTTGCAAAGGTTTTTTTTTAAAATTATTTGTTAAATTTATTCTACAAAATTTACACGGCAATGTGTACCTAAGATTTAGTATAAAATCCATATATTTTATTTTATCTTCGTGTGTCGGATCAATAGGATAGTTAAAACTTATAGTATGTAATACGTGCCATAAAGGAGGACCCCATACAGAAGTTAACATACCATCACCCGAATTATAATCTTTTTTTGTGAAAACTCTTTTCATAGTTTTTTTATGTGTATTTCTATTCTTACGTGTTTGTGTCATTATACATTAAATATATAAAATAAAATATTAACAAAAATATATGGATACTATTCAGCCATTTAATATAACTATTTTTACTGATAGCACAAAAAATATTTGCATATGTTCAGCAATTTCAATATTTTTAATTGTGGTTTTTATAATAAGCCCTTTAAGCAATTTTTTCAAAACGTCTTTGTTTATGAAAATTGTGGTTTTAATAATTTTATGTTACACACTCTACTTAAACACAAAACAAACTAATTTGTTAAGTTTAGCCGAAAAGTCTGCAAATGCAGAAAAAATAAAATCACAATTGAGAATAAACTTAATATGTAGCTACGTTTTTACTGTATTTATTGGTTTATTAATAATTTTCGTTGTTAAAAGTTTTATGTAAAAATTCGATTATTTAGATATTTGATTTATCAAACTTATGTTTGTTGTTGTCCGATTTAGAAACAGAAATATAAAATTTATTATAAATTTCCTTTTTTAACTGAAATATTTTATTATAGTAAATTTTGTCATTCACAAAATCATATTTTTTAATTTCAACAAAATTACCTTCTGACGTTCTAAATAACATTTATGAATTTATTATTTATAAAAAATTCTTTAAATCGTATTCGTTAAAACAGTTTCATAATTTATTTTATAATATATATAAATGAATTATGGGCCTTCTTCAAATATTAAATTGCCGATTGGTGGTGAGCCAAAAAGCATACTATCTACAATTACTAACAGCATAGTCAATAATAAATTTATTATTTTAATAATGCTTTTATTTTGTGTACTTGCTATATTTTTATATTTTTATTATGTTTCACCACAGTTAAAGGCGAGCTATAAACCAAACAGCGAAAGAAATCCTAAAAACGACGGATCGAGTGATAATACAGCAGAATTACTATTTTTCTTTGCCGATTGGTGCCCTCACTGTAAAGCGGCAAAACCAATTTGGAATGACCTAAAGGCCGAGTATGAAAATAAAACAATAAACGGCTACAACGTTGTTTTTACGGAAATAGACTGCTCAACAGAGACAGCTGAAGTTGATAAAATGATGAATAAATATAATGTAGAAGGTTATCCTACAATAAAATTACTAAAAGACGGACAAGTAATTGAATACGACGCAAAACCGTCAAAGGAAACTCTCACTCAGTTCTTGAATACTGTACTCTAAGCTAGTTAATAAATTCGCACTACTTTTAATTCCATTGTTAAACCATTCTTTTCTATCTTCCACTCTAGTTAAAGCACTAAACATATGAAAAGTAACACAACAAGTGTCAACATCTAGAAGTACTTCATTTTTTATAACAGGTTGTAAGTTATCTGTATTTATACTGAATATAGCTTTAAACAAATAATAAAATAAAAAATCTAATATGGTAGACTCTTCTCCTATAATATTTTTGTTATTACCATAATTAATTTTGAAACCCAATGTTTCATCTATATTTTTTCCTGAATCAATACAATATTTTAAGGGATAATTACAAGATACACCGCCATCAATATAACATTTATCATCAAAAAAAACCGGTGTTATTAATATCGGTAAAGCGCAAGACATTTGTATAGCAGTTAAAACAGATAATTTTGGATGTGTTAAGTACGAAATATCTTGCGTTTTATATTCATTAATTTCAAAAGTAAACAAATGTAATTCTATTTTAGATAAATTATAAAGATCTTCTAAATTTATATCTATTGGAATGTCTTTTGCGTCAAACAAAGGTTTATAACATTTTTCAATAGTTTTTATATCAAATATTCCTTTTCTTGTATATGCATCAAAGATATTTTCTACTTTTATTGAAAAAACTTCTTGCCAAGGACGTTTAATAAAATAATCATTTATCGTTTCCCAATCAAACTTAAGGCATAAACATAAACCTATCATAGCTCCTGCAGATGTACCATAAATCGTTTCAATATTATTCATATCCAGAAATTTATTTTTTTCAAGAAACTGTATAGCTCCTAATATTTGAAGTATAATTGGACCTCCTCCTGAAATCACTAAATTTTTTATTGTCATTTTATTATATTTTTTTGAATTTTATTTTTAAGTATTTAAATTAATTTAAATTATATTAATTTAAATTTGTATTTTTTTTTCGTATAAAAATACAAATGGCAAATATATTTACATTAGAAAACGTTCATGATTTTTCTGAAAAAATAAATATTGATGAACTTTATGAAAAAAAGAAGAAATACGATTTAAATAAATTAGAATTATATAATAAGCTTTTAAATAGAATACATGTAAGAATAAAAACAGTATCCAGGCAAAAAATCGATGAGTGTTTTTGCTGGTTTGTAGTTCCAGAAATAATGATTGGCGTACCCAAGTATGATCAAGGTGCGTGTATTGCTTATTTAATAGATAAATTAAAAGATAACGGATTTAATGTTAGATATATTCATCCAAATACACTTTTTATTTCTTGGTTACATTGGGTTCCGTCATATGTTAGAACAGAACTAAAGAAAAAAACAGGTATCACAATTGACGAATTTGGTAGAAAAATAGAAGACGATATAGAAGAAAACAATGTTGTTTATGATTCGTCAAATCCAAATGAACTAGTATTAAACAAAAATACAGATACACAACAAAAAAGCAAGACACCAAAGAAAGAATATACACCTATTAAGTCATACAGACCTCAAGGAAACTTGGTATATGACGATGAGATGTTAAATAAAATAGAAAATAAAATTTTGAAATAATGATAATATCAAAATAAATATATCATTAAACTATATGAAAAGTCATAAATTAAAAAAGATAGATAATAAAAATAAAACTAAAAAAAATAATAATCCAGATGGCTTATTAAAAAATGTTACAACAAAAGAGTTAGTGTATAATCTAAAAAAAGCCATAAGTACTTCAAATATAACTCCACAAAACGATTATTATTCATACATTAACTACAAATGGTTAAAATCATATCAACTGAAAGACGAACAAAAATATATAACACAAGTAGATGATTTTAGAATTATTCAAGATAAAGTGTACCGTGAACTTATACAAATCGCTGTAGATTATGTTAAAAATCCAGAAACAAAAAATACAAAGTTAGCAACATGTATAAAAAATGCACGACACGCGCGTATCGTTGACAATACAATTGAACAACAAGCGTGTGTAGCTAAAACAATACTCGACTTAATTGATGAAATGAGACAAAATATAAATAACTTTTGGAAAATGCTTGCTTTTTTCAATAAAAACGAAATTATATCTTGGTGTGCTCCTTTTGTTTGGTCAATAAAACCACATTATAAAAATCCTAGTATTTACGCCTGTTATTTAGAACCTCCACAATTAACTCTAGTAGACATAGGTGTTTATTTAGATGGTGAAAATAGCACAGAATATAAAAAAACATATAAAAAGGGTTATTTAAGATATTTACATAACTTATTTCAAAATGCATTTGGAAAAAATAATCACTTTAATGTACATGATATATTTATTTGCGAATCTAAATTAGCTAAAGCAATGTATTGTGAAACTATAAAAGAAGATGAAAACAATATTTATTCTCTAATTACAACAAACGAATCAATAAACAAGTTTAAATTCAACTGGTTTGAATTTGCAAAAGAATTAGGATTTAAAAGTATTCCTTCTTATTTTATAACAACAAATGTGAATTATTTAATATGCGCTACAAAATTAATGCTAGAAGAATGGAATTCGCCTCAATGGAGAACATATTGGATGTATGTTTATATAAAACAACAACAAAGATGGGCTAAAAAAGGTTCGGTAATTTCTTATAACTTCAATGGTAAATTTTTTCGCGGGCAAGAAAAAATATTAGACCTAGGTATAAAAACAATTTTTACATTAGGCTATTTGTTCAACACATTTTTAACAGATGAATACGTAAAAAGAAATAAAAATATGAAAATAATTAATTACGTAGAAAATATGGCTAAAGACCTTAGAAATGTATTTATCCAAATAATAAATCGCAACACATGGCTCGAAACAAAAACAAAAAATAAATCTATAGAAAAATTAAACAAACTAAAATTTATTATAGGTTCTCCAGAAAAGTTAGAAAAAGACCCTCTCCTAGACTACAAAAAAGATGACCCTTGGGGTAATTTAGAAAAAATGTCATCGTGGAGACTTAATAATTTTATAAATTTAGTCGGAAAGCCTGTAACATATACCCATGCACTAGAATGGTCATTAACACCACTGAAATTTATAGGTTCGGAAGCTTATCTCGTAAATGCATTATATACTCCATCTGAAAATAGTATATATATACCTTTAGGATATATTCAAAAACCTTTTATAGATTTAGACGAAAGAGGCATTGAATATAATTTATCTAGAATTGGTTTTACTATAGCACACGAATTATCACATGCGTTAGATGATTATGGTAGTCTATATGATGCAACTGGCGCGGTTAATGATTGGTGGACTGCAAACGATAAAAAACATTTTAAACATATACAAGAAAATATAGTAAAACAATATGAAATATTCGCTGCAAGAGATGGACTTAAGTTTGATGCGTGGATTACAGTAGGAGAAAATTTAGCTGACATAAGCGGAATTAATATATGTTTAGAGTATTTAAAAGAATTTCAATTAAAAAATGAATATATTTTGCCTGTTCAGCAAAAATCGTTTGAAATGTTTTTTATATATTTTGCAATGCAATATAGACAAAAAATTGGAAAAAAAGCATTGAGAGCTCAATTAAAAACAAATCCACACCCTTTAGATAAATATAGATGTAATATTCCTTTGTCAAGACATCCAATATTTAGAACAATATATAATATAAAAAAGGGTGATAAAATGTGGTGGGATTCTACAAACAGAGTATTTGAAGATTAAAAAATAGACAAATACATTTGTTTGCATATCAAATAATAAATTTGTCTTATTTTATAAAAACAATTATTTTATAAAATAAAAATAATATTATCATTTAATTACATGAAAAGCTTTAAATTAAACAAAAAAAATAATATGAACAAAACAAAAAAATATAAGAATTTATTGCTTAAAGACGCGTTGACAACATTACCTTTAAATGAAAAAAATACTTTATGTGAAAAATATTCAAATAAATACACCACATTTGAAGATAAAGTAGAGGAAACTTTTAAAAAAAATAAAATTGACTTTACAGCAGTAAGTAAAAGTTTAGAAACCCAAGTTATTCGTGATTTTAAAAAAGCAGTAAGTCTTACATCAAAAATAACTCCACAAAACGATTTTTATTCTTATATTAATGATAGATGGCTAAGAGATTATGAGGTTAAAACAGAACAAAAATATATAGTTCAAGTAGATGATTATAGAATTGTTCAAGATAAAGTTTATAGAGAATTAGTACAAATAACAGAAAATTATATAAACAATCCCAAAACAAAAAATACAAAAAAAGCTATATGTATAAAAAATGCATACAGTTCTTTTTTAAAATACAATACAGACAAACAGCAGTCTGAACAAGCAAATTTAGTTCTCAAAAATATAGATGAATTTAGACAAAGCAAAGAAAATTTATGGAAAATGTTGGCATATGTAAATAAAAACGAAATTATATCTTGGAGTTCTCCATTTTCATGGAGTATAAAACCAGACGAGAAAAATCCAAAAATTTTCAAATGTTATTTAGAAGGTCCACAGTTAACTTTAATAGATATTGATTTATATTTTAATTATGGTAAAAAAACGGAATATGTGCAAAATTATAAAAGAGTTTATTTAAAATATTTAAAAGACGTATTTGAATACGCATTTGGAAAAAATAATGGTTTTGATGTTAACGATATTTTAAATTGTGAAACTAAACTTGCTTTAGCAATGACGTGTGATTATATAAAAGAAAAAAAATTGTCAACATATAACCTAATAACAAAAGACAAAGCAATACAAATGTTTAAGTTTGATTGGGAAACTTTTACAAAAGAGTTAGGATTTAAACGAACCCCCGAAAATTTTGTTACTTCGGATGTAAATTATCTTTTGTGTGGAACTAAATTGATGTTAGACGAATGGGATACTCCAGAATGGAGAACATATTGGATTTATATTTATATAAAACAACAACAGAGATGGAGCCAAAATGGCCTCAAAATATTTTATGATTTTCATGGAAAGTTTGTCCGTGGACAAGAAGAAATTATAAATATTGGAGTAAAACCACTATTCGCTATGGCATTTTTATTTAATACATTTTTAACAGATGAATACATAAAACATTATAAAAATCAACAAGTAGTAAACTATGTTAAAGCGATGTCAGAAGACTTAAAAACTGTATTTAAAAGAATTATTAGGCGAAATGACTGGCTCCAACCTAACACAACAAAAAAAGCCCTAAAAAAACTAGATAAATTGAGATTTATATTTGTCTCTCCTGAAAATTTAAATGACGACCCTCTATTAGACTATAACCCACAAGACACATGGGGTAATCTAGTAAAAATGTCAGAATGGAGAATTAAACAAGCAATTGAACTTACCGGCAAACCTGTTACAGATATTCCTGTTATAAATTGGTCAGAAACACCGCCTAAATTTATAGGGAGCCAAGCCTATGTAGTAAATGCGTCTTATACACCAACATCTAACAGTATATATATACCCTTAGGCTTTATGCAAAAACCATTTGTAGACCTAGAAGAGAGAGGAATTGAATATAATTTATCGCGTATCGGATTTGCTTTAGCACATGAAATGTCACATATTTTAGACGACTGGGGTTGCCAATATGATGAAAACGGTGTATTAAACAACTGGTGGACAGCTCACGATAAAAAAAAATTTAGACAAATACAAACAGATATTGTAAAACAATATGAAAAATTTGCGTCGTATGATGGAATAAAATTAGATGCATGGCCTAGTATAGGAGAAAGTATAGCAGATATTTCAGGCTTAACCATTTGTAGAGAATATTTAAGAGATTTTCAAATGAAAAACGAAACAATATTACCTATACAAAAAATTGCATTTGAAGCTTTTTTTATCTATTTTGCCGTTAAATCAAGACAAAAAATTAATAAAAAAGCTATTTTAGCACAATTAAAAACAAATCCGCATCCTTTAGACAAATATCGTTGTAATGTTCCATTATCCAGATCAAAAATATTTAGGTCAATATTTAATGTAAAAAAAGGGGATAAAATGTGGTGGCATTCAACAAATAGAATTTGGGAAGATTAAGAAATAGTTTGTATATTTTATTGTGAATATTTATAAAAAAATAATATCTATTTTTTAAATTTTTTTTTTATAAAATATATATATATACAAATGGCCAAATATAGTACTCGTACTAGACGTATTCGCAAAAACCGTTCCCGTTCCAGCAGTTTAAGAGCAAGATCTGTTGGACGCAATAGAGCCGCTGCTCGTGCTGCTTCTGCCGCCGCTTCTCGTGCTGCCGCTGCAGGCCGTGCTGCTTCTGCCGCTGCTTCTCGTGCTGCATCCGCTTCTCGTTCAGCTTCTGCTGCCCGCAGTGCATCAGCTGGACGTGCTGCTGCCGCCGCTGCTTCTCGTGCTGCTTCTGCCTCCCGTGCTGCTGCCGCTGCTGCTTCTCGTGCCGCTTCAAGAAGTCTTTCTTAAATAAAAACATATAAATATTATTTTTTTTATATTTAATATTTATAAATTATACATCCATATTACTATTTGCTCATGAATTTTGAGGTTGTACAGGCATATTGTTAACATTATTTTCAGTATTTAACTTTAACTTTTCAGGAGCAGAAGTTTTTTGCGTTGTTTCGATCATTTCATTTGCCTTATTCTTTAAGTTTTCTATTTGTTTTTGGGTTGTCTCGATTATTTTTGTTTCTACAATTGCTTCATATATCTTTACGCCATTTACGTAATCGTTTTCACAATTAACATATAAATCTATTATAAATCTTCTTGTTTTTTCTACAGCACTTTTTAGAATATCATCATTTAATTTTGGATTAACTCTTATTACTCTTTTTTTTGTAAAAGGATCTATTACATAAGTAAATAATTCATTAATAACAGAAAGTAACTTGTTTTGATTGTTAGCTGCTCTTTGTATCATTTTATTTAGATTTTCGGCATAATCTATATATAGTTTGTCTTTTTTATTTAACGTAAACTTTGATTTTAAAATAGGATTTTCGCCTTGGCAACCTTGTTTAGCTTTATAATCTCTTAATTTTATATCACTAAACTTGGTTATTTCTGGAGGCATGTTTTCATTTCCTGTAAAGGCTGTATAAAAAGTTTTTAAATCTTTTAAAAATTGTTTTTTTGTTGTATCTGACATACCCGTAAAAGTCCCATTTGAAAAATCATAATTATCATCTAAATATAATTTTATAAACTCTGGAATTCCAGGTTCGTCTCCTAAATTTTTTACAGAACCTGTTTTATCTATATTTATATCGCAAACGTTAGGTTGGATAGTAACGTTACCAGTATTCGTATCAAAAACTTCATTTCCTTTAAGCGCACGTATTCTATTGTCACAAATATTAAGTTTATACAGTTTTTTTTGGACACCTTTAGGTATTTTATCTTTTTCCAAAAGTCCTGCTTTTACTGT